GGGCTGGGGCTACGCGGGGGTGAGGTCGAAGGTGACCAAGCCGTTGCTGTGCGGCGTCACCAGCAGCGTCCCGTCGCTCGTGTTGACGGGGCTGATCGTGATCCCGAACATGAGCGGATCAGCGGCGACGGCGGCGGCGTACACGTCGATGTGCGCGACGCCGGACAGCGTGGAGCTGGCCCACTGGAACGCGTTCGAGCTGAATTTCATCAGGCCGCTGCCCGGCCGGGTGAAGGCGGTGCCAGTGACGACAACCCCGCCTGCGGTGTAGCCGGTGCCCGTGATCTCGTTCGTGGCGCTGTAGACGGTGTTGGCGTTGTAGTCGGCTGCGGCCGCCCTGGTGGCGTTGTAGAGGGCGGCCTGGTGGTCCTCGGCGTCCCACGCGAGCGCGAGCCCGGTGGCGTCGAGGATGTCTTCCATCGTGGGTAGGTACACGCCAGAAGCCATGTCAGCGCCCTCCGTCCGTGCCGGCGCGACGCGCCCGCGGCTTGACGTTGATGCTCGGCGCGGTCACGTCCGCGGACCCGGGCGGCAGACTCGCCGGCACCGGATCCCCCACGACCTGCCCGCCCAGCTCCTGCAGCGCCTGCCGGAGCGGCAGCGCCAGCGCGGCGAGGGTCTCCAGCTCGGTGCGGGCGGCGGCAAGCGCCTGCTCAACCTCAGCCCGCGCGGCCCGGTCCTCCCGGGCGTCGTTCTTGCCGTCCTTGACGAGCATCGGCCCGGCCAGGATCTCCTCAAGGCGCGGGATCGTCCGCGTCTGCAACTTGACGATCTCCGCCTCCCTGCGCAGCCAGGTCCGCGTCTCCTCGAACGCGGCGGCCGCCGCCTGCTTGGCCGTCTTCGCCTCCCCGATCGCGGCCCGGTCGCCGCCGTCGACGGCCTCCCAGTAGTTCTCCTTGGCCTCGTACAGCGCCTCCTCAAGCGGGGTGCACGCGTCTTCCAGGGCGCGCACCGCCGCCCGGGCCCGCTGGCCGTGGCGCACGATTCGTTTGGCTGTCACCGGTACTCCTTGCTGATCGTGACCCCGGTCCACGGGGAGATGGTGAAGTGGGGCAGGATCACTCGCGCGTCCTGGCCGGTCCAGCGCATGCGCGTCCGGTTGCCGTTCTGGTCGGTGATGACCTTGATCCAGTGGCCGTCCCGCTCGTCGCGGTACTCCCGCACCACCGGCTTGATCTGGTGTGTCCAGCCGCGCGGCCGGACCTGCACCGACGCGAGCCGCCGCAGGTCCGCTGAGCTGTATCCCTGCACGCTCACGTGCTGCCTCCTCATGCCAGTCCTGCAGACAAGATCCGGAACCCGATCTTGTTGCCGATCTTGTCCAGGTCGGGTTCCTCGCGGACCACGCTGTTGGACATGTCGATGTTGACGTTCACGCCCTGGCCGGCGGCTGGCGTGGGTTCGGCCATGGCGCCGAAGCCGCGGCCGACTGCGAAGCCGTACTTGGCGGAGAACCCTTCGCCGCCCTGGCCGCCGCCTGAGCCGACGGCGCCGGAGCCGACCAGGCTCGGCATGGATCCGGGGATGCTGGCCGCGCCCTTCGACGCCGAGACGGCCTTGCCGATGACGCCTCGGGCGGCCTCGACGACGGACCCGGCCATGGAGCTCACGCCTTCGACGTATCCCTGCATCGTGTTGACGCCGATCTCGGCGAACACCTGCGACGGCGACTTGATCTTGAGCTCTTTCTTGATCGCCGCCACCAGCGCCTTGACGATCTTCGCCATCTCCTTGTCGAGCGCCTTCAGCGACGCCTGCAGCCCCTTCAGATAGCCCTCTCCGCTCTTCTTGCCGACATCAAACATGGCGTCCGCGCTGCTCTTGCCCAGCTTCTTGCTGGCCTTGTCGACCGCCTTCTGAGCCTTGTTCAACGCCTTGATCTCGCTGCCGTCGGAGCCGACCAGCATCTCGGCGAAGGTGGCGCCCTTCTCCACACCGGCGTCGATGATCTGCTGGATGCTGGCCTTGTTGAGGCCGCGCTTCGCCAGGGCGTTGATGTTGTTGGCGAACGAGTTGATGGCGCTGGCCTTCTTCTGCAGTTCGGCCGCCATGTCGCCGGCCCCGGTGAACGCGGACGCGTCCAATCCGGTGATGGCCGCCCACTCGGCCGCGTCACCCGCCACCTTTTTGGCGAGCTCCTTCGCATCCGCCAGCCGCTGCACGAGCGCTTCACGCTGCAGGGCGAGATCTTCCAGGTTCTTGTTGCCCTGGCGGATGAAGACGAGCAGGCCTTCGGCCACGTCAGGCTGGCTTTTGAAGGCCTCCTTCACCTGCGCGACCATGCGTTCAACCGTCGACTTGACGGCGCCCTCTTCGGCCTGCAAGCCCTGAATCAACCCCTTGGCGGTCCACCGGCCGACCTCGGCCATCACCGTCGACGGGCTGTGGATACCTAGGAGGTTCTTGGCGCCGTCCAGCGCCGACTGGGCGAGGCTCCTGGCGGCCGCCACGGCGCTGCCGATCATGGATTGGATGCCCGACACGAGGCCGGATCCGAGACCCTTACCGGCCGCCTGGGCGTCCCCCTGTAACCCGTCCAGCCCCTTGGTGACCTTCTTCAGCTCAGAAACGGCCTTGGACGTGTCGCCGTCCACCTTGACGGTCTTGCCCTTGACCGAGTCCAGCGCATCCTTGCCCCGCTTCACGCCGGTCTGCAGCTGGCCGATCTCCGCCCGCAGCTCGGCCTTGCGCTCCTTCGTCAACTCCGGATCCCGGAGTTCCTTGCGGGCGTCGGCGAGGCGGGACCGAAGGTTGTCAATGTTGGCGTTGATCTCCGACTTGTACTCTTTGACCAGGGCCGGGTCGCCGAGCTCCAGCAGCGCCTGACCCTTGGCGGCGATCAGCTTGTCGACGTTGGCGTTGAGTTCCGCCCGCCGCTCCTTGGACAGGTTCGGGTCGTCAAGGGCCGTGATCGCCTCGTCGATCTTTGCCTGGAATCCGGCGATGTCGGCTGTGAGCCGTACCGCTCGGGACGCCTCGGCAGCCTCCGTTTTGAACTCGCCCAGCTTGGCGATCCCGGCGTCGGCACCCTCGACGATCTTCGCGCCGATCTCTTCCATCCCGGGCACGTCGGACAGGGCGGTGCCGATGTTGCGCACCACCTGGAGGATCCCGGTGCCGAGATCGGTGATGACGCCGACGGCGCCGGCCATGTGCTCGGTGATGGTCGCCGCGGACTCCACTGCGGCGAGTCCCAGGTCGCCGAAGAAGTTGATCACGCCGGTGAGGGCGTCGATCGCCATGGGGATCGCGTCGAGCAGCCCGTTCAGGACGGTCCCGATCACAGCTCGGTTCTCGGACACGGCCGTGCCAAGATCGTCTAGCGCGGTGCCGATGTCGGCGAGCAGCCCGTCGATGTCGATCTCGCCGAGAACGTCGCCGAAACCGTCCATAAGCGACGGGATCGCGTCGCCGATGTCCTTCAGGCCGTCGCCGAGGTCGCGGACGAACGCTTCCATGGGGACGCGCGCGTCCTCGAAGCCCTTCTTCAGGTTGGGTGCGACATCGTCGGCGACGCTGCGCGCCTGCTCTTCTACCTCGTCGAGGACGGACCGCAGAGGGTCGGAGGCCTCTTGCATGGCCAGCGTGATGTCGCGGCCGAGCGCCGCGAACTGGGATTTCAGCTCCTCGGCCTGCTTGTTCGCGGCAGCGACGCGCTTCTTCTCAATCGCGCTCCACGACTTGTCGATCTCTTGCACGTGAAAGAGGGACTGCACGCCCAGGGCGGTCAGCTTGACGCCGATACCGGCGACGATCGCACCACCAGCGGCGGCACCGATCGCGGGCCCCGCCACCACGGCGGCGCCGCCGAGCGCGCCGATCAGGGCCGGGCCGGCGCCTGTGCGGGCGGCGGTGCCCAGGGTGGAGAGGAACGAACTCCCGGCGGTGCTGCCGGCCTGGCTGGCGCCGTCGACTAGCCCCTCGAACAGGTCGGCTGCTGAGAGACGGCCGCGGCCGCCGCGCAGCTTGCCGTCGGCGCCGCGCATGAAGCCGTCACCGGCCCGCTGCCCGGACTTCTCCGCCTCACGCTCCAGCGCCTTCAGGGCGGCGAAGGCCTGCGCGGTGTCGGCGTCGATGTCGAGGTCGAGGTCGCCGTAGCGGACGAGGTCGTCGAAGGCGCGCTCGATGTCGTCCAGTGAGCGGGTGACCGTCGACTCCATCGACTGCATGGAGCTGGTGGTGGTGGCTTGCAGGGCGCGCAGGTCGGCGCCGATGCTCTTGGTGCCACGCTGGAAATCCGACTTGTCCACCTGCGCGTATGCGACGAGCTCGCCGACGGTGAGAGCCACGAGAGGGACACCCCTCTCGGTAGGTCAGTAGTCGTCGAAGCTGGACTCGTCCGCGCCCGCGTGCTCGCCGGCCTGCTCGTGGTCGCGTTCGCGTAGCACCCGGAACAGCCTGGTCTTCGGCTCGGTGAGCAGTCCGAGGACGCGGACGCGCAGCCATGGCCCGGTACGGGACTGCCACACGCCGGAGGCCAGATCCACGCCGTACAGCTGGTGCAGGTCGGCCTCTACGAGCTGCCAGCGGCCGAAGATGTCGGCCCACGTGATGCCCGAGCCCTCCTCGGGCTCGGGGTTGTACCAGTCTCTGAGGCCGGTGACGGGGTCGATGGGTCCTCCGCCGGGGTCTCCGTCAGCGAGCTCGTCTCCGAGGTCGACGGCGCTTTTGGGGAGGCGCCCAGCCAGACGGCCATGGCGCGCTCCTCGCCGTGCAGGTGCCAGGCGATCGCGGCCAGGCCGCACCGGCGAACCTGCGCCCAGAAGACGCCGTCAGCCGTCAGCTGGTCGTAGACGTCGCCGAGGGCCTTGCGGAAGTAGTCCTCTTCCGTCTTCTTGTCGACCTCCTCATCGTCGTCCTGGTCGGCGACGGCGGTCCACATCGCGGTGAAGCGCGCCCACGTCTCGGCGTCCAGGGGGAGGACCTTGTACTCCTTGACCTGCCCGGAGCGGAGCGGGACGGGCAGGTCAAGGGTTTCGCCGAGGCTGGCGTCGAGTTCGGGGAATCGGGGCATGGCTCGGTGCCCTTTCTACGTCGAAGGGTTGGTGATGGAAGTGCGTTCGCCCTGACCATGCAGAGTGAACGAGAACGGTTCGAGGTTCTTCACCTCGCCGCCACCGCCCTTGTATTCGACAGAGACGGTCCCGCTCCAGGCCTGGGCGTCGCCGTCCCGCCGGTAGTACCGGACCGGAATGTTGGAGCCGACGCCGACCAGGTTGCCAGCGTCGAGAACGAACTGCTGACCAGGGTCAGGAATGAACGTTGGGCTGCCGGACGTCTTCTTGCGCTTCGCCTCGCAGTCGAGCTTCCACGCGCGCTGCGTGACCTGGGTCGACCCCCACCCGTCGCTGTCGAAGTCTGAGTCGTCCTCCATCGACGACTCAATGTTCTCCTTCAACGTGGTGAGGCCCTTAACGGGGATCCAGTTGGGCGCGCCCTCAGTTCCAGTGTTGACGTCGAGGGCCCACGCAGAGGCCAACATCGATTCGAGTGCCATTGATGGTCTCTCCCTATCCGGGGCGGTACGTGCTGGGTCGGTGTGCGAGCAGGTGGTAGGAGTCGGCCCGCTCCCACCGCTGATTCGCGTCGACGCCCATGGGGGCGTTGAGGCGGCGGGTGCAGAGGATGATCCCGGCCGCCGGAGCCCGCCAACCTTGCAAGGCGTCGAACGCCTGGTCGGCGATCTCGTCGACGGAGCGGGGGTCGTGGGGGATGCCGCGCATCCGGAGTTGCACGCCCTGCGTCGAGTCGGTGTTGACGGGGTCGTCGGCGAACTGATCCACGCCGTACGCGGCGAGGGCGATGGCCCGGTCGGGCGTGCTGGGGAGCCGGCCGAAGGTGAGGGCGATGTCGGAGGAGGTGTAGCCGCCGGCGGGCTTCCACACGGCGACACCCTGGGCGTCGAGGTGTTCGGCGATCGCGGTGAGTAGGTCGGTGGTCCAGCTCATCGCAGGCTCCGGCGGATGTTGGCTGCGATCAGCTCCAGCATCGTGTCCTGCTCGGCGTCGAACGGATCTTCGAGGTATTTCGCCTTCCGCCCGCTGTCGTGCTTGAAGTCGAGCCGCTCGTGCTGGATCACGTCGTACGGGGTGTCATAACTGACGGCGCCTCGCAGCGCGGACTCGTCCATCGACGTAGTACCGGACCGTTCGAGCGTCCCTTCCTCGTGCGGGACTTCCTCGCGGGACACCTGCAGCAGGTGCTCCAAGGCGATCGCCAGGCCCTTGACGGCGCCCTCCTGCATGCGGGCGTCCAGCTGGGAGGTGTCGAGCCGGAGCGTGGAACGTTGGGCCACCGCGGGGCCTCCCTACTGGAGTGCGACTTCGAGGTGGTCGGGCGTGGGCAGGCCGCCGCCGTCACGCCGGGACGCGCCGATGACGTAGGTGGTGCGGCCGTTGACGGTCACCCGGGATTCGGCGGGACAGACCGCGTCGAGCCGCATGTAGACGGTGGTTTCCGACACGACCTCGGCCCCGGCCGCGTTGCGCACCAGCTTGCGTTTCTCGTCGATGAACGCCCGCTCGATGACCGGTTCGCCGTACTGGGGGCTAAACGGGCCGGTCCCTTCAAACGGTTCGACGGTCACCTCGTGGCGGAGTAGCCAGGCCGGGAGGCTACCCATCGGCGGCCGCGCAGACCGGGTACGTGAACGGGCCGTGGTTCGTCAGTCCTGCGAGTTGCAGCACCGCGAAAGCTTGTGGTGCGAGGGGGCGGCCGGCCGAGCCTCCGACCGCCCCCCCGGTCTGGGGGCGGCCGAGCCGTACGGAGCCGATCTGCACATCCGCGTACGTCTGGGATCCGCCGGTGCCGGTCTCGTCGCCGGAGTCGAGGTGGTAGGCGACCTGCTCAATGGTGGCTTCCTTCAGCGCGACGATGACGGCGGCGTCGGTTGCTGCGCCGTCCTCGACGTCGTAGACGGCCGCGATCAACGCGGCGTCGACGTCCCTGCTCGCGAGGGTGAGGAGGCGGCCGATGTTAGCCGGCGCGGTCGTTCCGGTCTCGTCCTCGTACTCTTCGCTGGTGGCGTACGCCATCCCGGCCTCCTCCGCTCGATGGGTTGTGCACGTGCGGGCGGGTGGGTCTGTGA